ATTTAGAATGCCAGTCCAATATACTTCTTCTCCTGCAATTAATGCATCTTTAAATCCTTGGTTAAATAACCATTTAGTGCTAAGCTTCTTTTTAAGAATCTTTAATAGTCTATTTGCTTTTGATTCAATTAAATCTGAAGGAGAATATCTTTCAGCTTTAATAACTTCTTCAGGTGTTGGCGGAGGATTATTGGGATCAACTGATGCTGGATCTATTTCAGCTTGCAGCTGCTGATTTAGCACTTGCAATAATCTCTTCTTAAGATTCTCTTGCTTTCTATTTAAATCATCTGGAGCTTCAGAAACAACCATTGAGTTATCTGGTTTAGCAGACTCTTCTCCAATTAGAAGTCTAATTGGTTCTGATATCTTATCATAATGCATGAACTTGTCAGCCCATGTGTTACCTGTATATCCCAATGGATTACAAATAGCCTCTACATCACTCTTGTTAATTACGCCATTATATAAATCATAATTAGTAATCTTTTTAGATCTATCACTTCTTAAGTTTGATCCATTTGTATATCTGAAGTTTAAGTAGTAGTCTACTGATGACTCTTTCCATGCTTTATTCTTTTGTGCAGTTGTAACCTTTTGTACTGGAAGGGAACTTGAACTTGCATTATCTATTGGTGCTGACATTATCTTGCTTTAAATGTGAATTTGTTTTGTGAGTTATAATCTTTCTTTTCCCATAACTTTTTTAAAAACGGATCATTTGAATATGATCTTGAACTATTAGACATTGATTCTACATGTATCTTATGTAAATCTTTTGTCTGTAGTATACACAGCATAAACGCAATAACTCTATCAAAGTTACCAGTGATATCATAAGCAACTAATTCCTTTAGTAATGCTATTGATTTTATTGTGTGTAAGTTTAATATTTTATTACCATCTACATCATCTCTTTCAGAATATAACCAATCCTTCAGATAAAGCTCACATGTGTCTTTAATTCCTGAAGAACCATTAGATCCTCTTGACATATGTATTCCATATCCCCTTTGCACTTTAGAGTCTTTAACTATATCTCTAATGATAGATGGTTGTTGATATAAATAATGTAATGAATTCTTTTGTTCAAAATATCCCTTGAACCCTTTTAACATATTCTCGTATAACACTTTAGCATTGTAATAAACACATAGTTTTCTACAGTTTTCATAGAAGTCATCTGCAAACTTAGGTCTACCAGTACATTCTGCTACTATTATATCATGTGTCTTACCTGCAGAATAGAATCTCTTATATACAAAGAAAGAACCTAATGAATTGGTTCCTGATTTATCCATATCATAAGGGTCACACCCAGCAACATATAATGCATATGGTATTTCTCCATTAACTCTCTCTGGTCTTTCAAATATTGCAATACATCCACTAGCATCTATATAAGAACTTGAATCTTTATTATTATTAAGTGGGAATTCTGTAATGTAATGCATGTCATCTGATGGCTCAAACTCAATTTCACTATTTCTGAATACTAAATGTCCAGTCTCAACTGAGTTTCTAATAGAAGGAGTTGTCTCAACTGTTGATAGCCATTCTAACATTTCAGGAGAACTAAATATAGCCCCCTTATCTCTTAAGAAAGCTTCTTTATATGATAGAGGAAATTGTGTTAGAACACCATGCAATGCTTTAGGATCAAGTCCAGTTTTAGCTTTGTTTCTTAGATATTCTAAGTCATCAATAGCTGCTGCTTCATTTGAATTACCATTCTCATCTACCATTGGTTGTTTATACCATTTAGAATCTGGGTTCATACATAGTCCCCAACGTCCTTTAGCTGCTGAGGAAAAGAATCCCGTTAATTTAGATTGGTCTTCTGGGTCTTGGAACTCAAGCATATTATACTTGCCTGGATTCATAAACATCTCATAGAAATATTTAGATCCTGTGTCCATGTTACCTGATGAACCAAATAGTAATGCAACTCCCGTATATATTGAACCATCTTTAATAAGTGGTTCTGTATAAGAATATGTATCCACTATATTAGGAAATACACCAGTCTCATCAAGTATTAACCAATTGGCTGACAAACCCACGGCAGCTGTTGGGTTATCTTTAAATGATATTGATTTAACATTACTCTTATATCCTTTCCAAACTTTAATACCACCTAAGTCAACTTGATATCTAGCAACTATATTATCTTTTAAGTCTGGATTTCTTTGCTTTCTAAATTCTGTATTAGCATTTAAATGGTTAAGATTGTCCACAACCATGTTCATTGTGTTCTGACTAAATGCAGACATAAATGCACCAATAACAGTTCTTGAATCTGGATAGAATGTAAACTCATGTGAGCCAATAGCTCCTGCTTTATAACTCCACCCTTGACGTCTACCTTTTACAGCAATTAAACTCTTTTGGTTGTGCCTACAATAATCAATCATCCAAAAGTATTCATAATCTAAGTCAACAAACTTAGGAAATATTTTACTCTTCCTACCAGTGGTTTCATTATGACCTAATATAGGACAGAAGTTTAAATAGAAAAAATGTATACCTGTTATACTAATCCCATCTGAATTAGTAATTCCATTTATACATTTATCCTTTACATCTTCCCAGAACAACTTATATTCATATGTTCCTCTAGGCAAATTAGTATACATACCATTCTCATTAAAGAAGCTAGCTAAATAGCTAAATTCTTTTGAGTTTGTAAATGTTTCTACATTTGGTATATACTTATTCATAATTATTGTTCTTCAAACATTCCAACATCTGCATTACCCCTCACCTTTGTTCCATGAGATTCTTCTGACTTACATTGCTTTAATGCATCATTTAAACTCTGAACAGTTTTAGGCATTAGGTTAATTATTTTAATAACCTTTTCTGGATCATCCTCACCTGCAAAATCTATACCTCTATAATACTCTTCCATTTTAAAGATGACAGAGTTAGCCGCATCTAACATTCTCATTGCTGGTGTTAGATGCAAGCTGGTATATTTCTCTATCCCTTCCTTTATATCTTTAGTTACACTAAACTTCTTGTCTTTAATTACATCACTAATAATAAGATTATGGCGGTCTTTATCAGGATGTATAAAATATGGAGAATTAAAATCAGAATAAAACCATATGTATTTTATTTGATTTGTAGCTAATGTCTTGTCCTTTGATTTGTCACTCTGCCATAATTCAGAGAAAGGACTAATACATAAAGCCTCTGGTGAGATTACTATTTTTGAATCAATTAAATCTATTATTCTCATTTATCTTCCTTTGTAACTTCTGCTGATATTTTATTATCAATGCATATGTTATATATCAATGTTGCTAACTTATCAAAGTCATCACACTTCATTTTAATTTTAAATTTTTCTTTTGAGCTTTCAAATGCTATTTCAAATGTCTCTTCCATTATTTTAATAAATTAGTTGCCTCATGTTCAGAGAATATCTGAATTGTTGGTTCTAGTTTCTTAACTCTTAATTCTATAGTCTCAGCCCATTTAGCCTGTCCCTGAATCACTTCTTTCATTTCATCTATAACAACATAAGCTGTCTTTAATCTTGCTTCTAATTCAATTATAACACCAGCTAGGTTTAATCCTTTTTCTGAGCTATGTCTTGAGAATATATCATTTCCTTTTTCCATTATTTTTCACTTGTTATTAGTATTTGGTGAAGAGCCTTTGCCATTGTATCAACCAATATCTCATCTCTATCTAAAGCATCATATCCTAAACTTTCAAACATGCAGTGCATTAGTTCATGTAAATAGACTTGCTCCTTCTGTTCTTGCGTAAGACTCTTCTTAATCTTAATAGTATTCTTTGACGCATCATGTTCTCCCCAACTACCTTCCTTATCAATTTTAACAACTTGCTTCACTTTATATGTTTGACCAAATATCTGGAACTTTTTAGGAATTACCATATCTGAATCCTTTCACTTCTATATGTCCTGTAATTCTTTCCATTTCCTCATATTTGTGATTAACTTTAAAATACTCTCCATCAGACTTAATCATACACCATCTTTTACTTGGTGTGCCTTTTGAATTCATGTATTCTTCAATTAATATTTCTGTAGATTCAAACTGTTTCTTTGACTGTACATTTCTTTTAATTAACTTCTGCTTACCATTCTTATCTGGCTTACTATATATATCATTCAGCACCTGCAGAGTTATTTTCATATTATTATTCCTCTAAAATTTGCCTATTGGACATTGACTTGTACTTCTAACTTTCAATCTTAATTCACAACCACATCCATTTACTATTTGATCTTTCTTTCTTTTCTCACTTCCATAAGTAAAGTCTTTAACCACTCTAGCTGTATTTCTGCTTGAACAAACAAACTGATCTCTTATATGACAATCAAAGCATCTCTTCAGTTTTTCCTCAGCAACACTTTCTATTGCTTCATTTTTGAACATCAGGTTCTTGAAACCCTGGAATATTTTTGGTATATCTTTTAGATCCATCTTCATTGTATTTTTTATTCACATGAAACTTGCCTAGGTATATGCAATTGATTGCTTTCTTCTCCTTAACCATATCTACAACAAACTTAAACTCACTCTTACAGATCTCTTCTGCAAGGGCTTCACTTATGTTTAGTTTATTAGCAACTCTCTTAGCAATACCTTCAATTTGCACTCTCTTCTAGTTTTAATGTTCTTACTATTATATAATCTTCATCAATGTGCTTCTCTATTATACATGTAAAGTCTGGATGCTTCCTTGCATATTCTCCCATTCTTTCTTCTGTAACAGAAACTAGCTCATCTAAGCTTTCATCATCATTTGCAACAATCTTTGCATTAATTATTTTTATCATTACATTTTATAACTATATTAACCTCTCCTCCTTCTATCATAGATAGTATGTTAGGATTTATTGTTAATTCTTTGCTTCCAATCAAAGTTTTCTTGTCCTTTAATTTCTTGATGTAATTATTAAAGCTCATTGTGTTAAGATTTAATGTCTTCACAAGATGTGCTCTAGTGCTTCTATTTAAAGAACTAATGTTATTGTTAAGCATACCAACTATAATAGATAGTTCATATTCACTCATGTTTAAAAAGCAGTTCAATAACTTAATAGCTGCTTTGTTATAATTCTCTTTTGAGACAGGTATAATTCTTTGCATTGTATTATAATAAAATGTATTATTGATGTATATATCAATATAAGCATTTAGATTATAAATTGCAACTTAATTTAATAATATATTTAATTATTAAACAATAAAGAGTTTAAGCAGCAATTTAGCTACTCAAACTCTATGTCTTGAAAATGAGAAGATTTTGATATCTTTAGTTTAACGGTTCCCTATTTGTCTTGTGTTTCCATTTAGACTCTTAGGATTATTCTGTTGAATGGGTATTGCCTTTACACCTTGATGTACCATTCTTAAACCTATTATATTCTTTCACTGCAGGTATCTAAGGAAGTCCATATAACTTTCAAGTTTCCTTGTTTTGAATTAGGGCCTTAGACTAGTTGCAAACTTTCTCTGTCTTTAATTAATATATGGTATTAAAAGTTAATATGCAACTTAATTTGAATATTTATTTACTTTCATAATCTGCATTATTATAAAGCTACATAGTCTGGGTGATTTACTATCTCCTGTATCCTGTTGTACTCATTTATTAGCTCATCACTTATATGTATGTTATCAATGTTATTAGTTGCATCACATATCTTTTTAAAGTTGTCATCACTAACTTGATTAAATGTTACCCTACTTTTGGTCCCAATTCTAATTAGTATTCTTCCTAATTTTATTAATTGTCTATTTCTCCAATCTAATATTCTATCCTTCAACATTGTCCCAGTTTTTATTGTTAGTGTTAAATGTCTCTATTTTCTTCATTGCTGATTCCCAATAGTTTATCTGTGTTGAATTATCACTTGTTAATGTAGGATATGACATTCTCTTAACACCCTCCTTTAAATGTATGTCCCCATTCTCTACATCTACAAATAATATTTCATCATCATAATAATTCTTACTCATTGTCTTTGCTCTCATATTTCTTAGTTATTTCTTTTTGTGAGTTTATAATCTCTTGTTGTGATAGTTCTAAGATCATTGCATTAATAACCTTAATCTTTAATTCTGCTGTTAACTTATCCCATTCTAATAATGTGTTAACATATTCCCTTGTTACTCTCTCCATTGTTTCTTATATGTCCATTCATAATCATCATCTCATGTTCCTCCTTCACCTTGTTCCATGTTTCAATTATAGCTCTATTTA